AAGGCTTTGATGAATTTAAAGAAGGCTTGAAGAAACAAGCTATCAAAGGTTTATTTGGAATACGTTAATGCCAACACACGAAGAAATCGTAAAAGCTGAACAAGCACAACAAATATTAAATTCAGAAATATTTAAAGAAGTATTAGAAAATCTAAAACAGACTTATATTGATGCTTGGTTAAAAGATCAAGATATAGATAATGTGAATAGTAGAGAGCATCTTCATAAATCTGTTTTATTATTAGGTGAAATAGAAAAACATCTAAGAATCATGGCTGAGAAAGGAAAACTCACCCAAAGCTATATAAACAAGATCCGCAACATCGCGTAAAACTTTTCTTTTTATAAACAATTCGTATAAAATACTATAAAAATACAATATAGGAGTATTTTATGGCAATAACGGATAAACCGACTGCTTTACAAACTGATAATGAAAAAGCTACTGTCGCTTTTGAGAGTTTCTTAACTCCCCCTGAGGATACAGTTGAAGAAGTCGATATAAACGAAGTAGAGGTCATCGAAGAAGATGAATTATCTGAAGAAGTTGAACTTGAAGAAGAAGATACTGAAGAAGATGATGAGTTTGATGAAGATGACGAATTTGATGATGAAGAACAAAACGAGGTTGAGGACGACTTAGAGCAACCCACTTCTTATTCAGTCAAGATTGACGGAGAAGAAGTAGCGGTCACGCTTGAGGAACTCCAAAGCGGATATTCTCGTCAGCAAGATTACACGCGCAAAACTCAAGAGTTAGCTCAACAACGAAAAGCTATTGAGCAAGCACAACAAGAGTTAGCGCAAAGAGATGCAATCTATGCACAGTTGCTACCAAAACTTGAAGCACAATTAAGCGGAGAGTTAGCAAACGAGCCAGATTGGAACAAGTTGTACGAAGATGATCCCGTTGGTTATGTTCGTGAAAAGCAACTTTGGGATGAAAAGAAAGAGAAGCTAAAAGCTACTCAAGCTGAACAGCAAAGACTCCAAGAGGAGAATACGCAGAAACAGCAAGAGCAGTTAGCCAAATTCGTAGAATATGGTCAGCAGAAACTTCTTGAGATTGTTCCTGAATGGAAGAATCCAGAAATAGCCCAACAAGAAAAGTTAGCTATTCGTGAATATGGAATCAACACTCTAGGTTACACACCACAAGAGATGGATTCTATCTACGACTACAGAGCATTGCTTGGTTTGAGGAACGCTTGGTTGAACAACAAAACAGTTGAAGCAACGAAGAAGAAACCAACCGAAAAAGCAGCAGCTCGCGTAGCAAGACCTGGTTCAACAAGGAAAGTTAAATCGGTAGCACCAGCAAAGAGAGCAAAACAAAGGTTGGCTAAAACTGGTAAAACATCAGATGCAGCCAAAGTTTTTGAACAAATGTTAAAGTAATTTTTATATAGGAGTAAACTCATGGCAAAAGTAACTAACGCTTTTGATACTTACACCGCTACTGCTGACAGGGAAGATTTAAGTAATATCATTTACAACATCTCCCCAATGCAAACTCCCTTCATGTCCTCAATCGGCAAAAGAAGTGTTAAAAATGTGGTGTTTGATTGGCAAACCGAATCTTTACCTACACCTAGCTCAAGTGGCGAGCTTGAAGGTTTCGAACTTTCAAGATCAACCTCTACAGCTACTGTAAGGCAAAGTAATGTATGTATGATCTCAAAAAGAGATGCAACAGTAACAGGATCTCAAGAGAGTTCAGATCCAGCAGGTAAGAGATCAGAAATGGCTCACCAGCTTGCTATTATGTCTAAAGCTCTCAAAAGAGATATGGAAGAAGCTCTATGTCAGAACGGAGCTAAAACAACTGGTGACGCTTCAACTGCAAGGGTAACTGGCGGTTTCGAATCTTGGATCACTTCAAACGATTCAAGAGGAACTGGTGGTGCTTCAACAGGAAGCGGTGCTGCTCCAACTGACGGAACACAAAGAGATCTAGACGAAGATCTTTTAAAAGATGTTCTACAACTATGTTTCACTAATGGTGGCGAACCATCATTGGCTATTTGTGGCCCACATAACAAACAAGTTATTTCTGGTTTCACAGGTAGATCTTCAGCAAGACAATTTGTTGATGCAGAAACAGTAGAGGCTTCAGTATCTATCTATTCATCTGACTTTGGTGAACTCAAAATCGTTCCATCAAACAGATCAAGAGAAAGATCACTCCTCTTAGTTGATCCTGAATTTGCAAAAGTATCTTACCTAAGAGATTTCAAAACTATTGATATCTCAACAATAGGCGATGCTATGACCAAAATGATTGTGGTTGAGTATGGATTGGAAGTATCCAACGAAGCTGCTCATGGTATTGTTGCAGACCTTAATGTATCTTAATTGATCGGGATGAGGTGGGGCTAGATTAATTTCTTCCCCACCTTTTTTTATGGATAAAATAAATATCCTCAAATCTTACAAATCTCACCTACAAGGTGAATTATCTAAGTTATCTTTAGATTTAGAAATTTACTTAGATAATCCAACCTCGATACCAGAACACACAAACTTTACTGAATACTTAGATAAAATTATTAGTCAAATAGCCGAAGTCAATGATAAAATTAAAGTTGTTGAATTTTTAGAAAAACAATATGGCTAGAAGAACAATCGTAGATCATAAGACTGGTTATACCCACGAGTTTGCTACGGAAGGTGATAAGCTGGTTTATCACACCAAACAGGATGTGCAACCAGTCATAGAGCATTGTAAAAACATTGCAGAGAATGTTAAGCCAGGCAAAGACTTTAGACATGTTGCAGAAGTTCCTTTGGTTGTTTATCAAAGAGCTTGCCGAGAAGGTTGGGCTAACGATATGAAACAATGGAAAAAATGGCTAAACAATTCAGATAATAAAGTATTCAGAACATGGCAAGGTAAACTATGACTTATAGCGAATTAAAAACAAACATAGCGAATTATCTAAACAGATCAGATTTAACATCTGAAATAGATATATTTATTGACAATACCGAAGCCGAATTAAACAGAAGATTGCGCGTTGCAGATCAAGTTAAAAGAGCAACCGCAACCGCAGAAAACCAATACTTAGCACTACCAAACGATTGGCTAGAAGCTATTAATATAGAAATTACTTCTAATGATTTTAGACCATTAATGCAAATGTCTATTGAATCATTAGATGTATATAGAAAGGCAAACAACAATGTTACAGGTCAACCGATTTATTATGCTTTGGTTGATAATACAATGGAACTTGCCCCTACCCCTGATGCTGAATATACATTACAATTAACATACTTTAGTAAAATAGATGCTTTAAGCGATTCTAATACAACTAATTTTGTATTAACCTCGCATCCAGATATTTACTTATATGGATCACTAAAACACGCATCTGTCTTTCTTATGGAAGATGAGAGAGCGCCACTTTTCAATGCTCAGTTTGAGAAGTCCTTAGAGGAACTCAGGATGCAGCAAGAAAGGGCAGAGTTTTCTAAAGGATCTTTGATACCAAGAAGAAGATCTTATGGAAAAGCTAGAAAAAATATTTACTATTGGAGTAATAATTAGGAGTAATAAATGGCTGGATTTAGCGATTATTTAGAAGATAAAGTATTGGATCATGTTTTTGGCGGAGTTTCTTATACTGCACCATCTACCTTATATGTGGCTTTATATACTGTAGCACCAGATGATACTGGTGGAGGTACTGAAGTAACAGGTGGTTCTTATGCAAGACAAACTGCTACCTTTACTGTATCTGGTACATCACCAACAACTGCAAGCAACTCAGCAGCTATTGAATATCCAACTGCAACTGCCAACTATGGAACTGTTGTGGCTGTTGGCATTTTAGATGCTTCAAGTGCTGGTAATTTACTTGCATATGCAAACCTAGATACTTCAAAGGCTGTAACCACAGGAGATGTTTTTAGATTTGATGCTGGTGATTTAGATATCACATTAGCGTAATATTATGGCTGAAAAGGCCTATGATTACGGGAGATATAATAAATCTCTCTACGATAATCTACAGTACGAAGAAGCTCTATCAACAGCAGCACAAACTTCGTCTGCATCCGCTACACCAAGATTAACCCTTAGTAGTACAGCTGCTTCCGCACAAACCTCTGGGTTTAGTGCTGCTGGCAGATTTGTAACTACTGCCATTGCAAACCCAC